CACACTTACAGGTGCAAGTTTCGATAACATTTAATAACTAAAATTGAAAAAGGAGACTATAAAATCTCCTTTTTCAAAAATTAGATATATTTATAATAAAAAAACGACTATGTCAAAAATTGTAAAAAAGAAACAACTTGATGTCCTAATTGAAAGTACTCTTAAAGAGGCAGGAATCGAAACTAAAAAGGTTGCACCTAAAAAAGAAGTTGTTAAGGAATCAGTAAAAGAACCTAAAANNTTAAGTATGTATAGAAACATTATAGAAGTGGAGGAGGATGTAACTCCTGGTGGCGTTACCGAATCAGTAAAAGAACCTAAAAAAGAAGTTCTTTCTGAAGATTTCAAAAGAGAATTGGAAAAATTCAATAAATTAACATCATTTAATTACAAATACTAAACAAACAAAGAAATATGGCATCTGTTAAAAGATATAAAATTAGTAAGGACCAACTTGAGAGAGTTGTTGAATCATTTGTTATGGAATCAGCTAACATCGAAAGTAAAAAGGCTCCTGTGAAGAATCACATTCCTTCACAAAGTGCTGACGCTAAAAAGCACATTAAAAATAAAATGACTGGTAAAATGGTTGAAAAAGGTGAAGGTGTTCCTGCACCAGCAGCTCCTAAAAAGAAACTTTCTCAAGCACATGATGCCAAGAAACATATTTCTAAAGCAAAAGCTACTCATTCAACTAAAGCTAAAGTTGTAAAAGAAGGAGAAGGTGACGGAAATGTTCTTGATGGTAATGAAGTATGGAATATGATTAAAGGTGATATCCCTAAACTTCAACAAAAGACTCAAGCAGCAAAAGCAGGTAACTCTGATTTCATGGCCGAACCTTTAACTGAAGAAGAACAAGGTATGTCAAATATGGCCCCTAAAGAAATATACAACAAACTTTATCCAAGACTTAAAGATGCTGTTAACAAATTAGGTGCTGTTAGAGAAGATGGTTCTGTTGATATGGAATTACTTAAGAATGAAGCTAAAAGAAAATCATTCATGGGTAAATTATTAATGAACTTAGGTATTGGTACTTCAATGGCAGGTATCGTAACTACAGTTGTTACTTGGTTACTTAAAAATGAAATCTATAAATCTATGGATTCAGGTTTAGCTACAGGTTTAACAATGGGTGGATTAGGTGTTCTTATTGTTGGTGGTATTATCGCAGCAATCGGTCAACCTAAGGGTGAAGCTGGTGAACAAGGTACAAAAGCACATCAACAAATGTCAAAAAAAATGGGACAATAATCCCTAAAGTATATTAAAGAAAAACCCCGACAAAATCGGGGTTTTTTTATGCTTATTTTTTAATTGATTTTTGTTGTGGTTTAATTACTTCATCGATAATTCCATAAGCTAAAGCTTCATCAGCTGATAACCATAAATCACGTTGTGCATCTTTTGTAACTTGTTCTGCAGTTTTACCACAGTATTCACCCAATAACTCAAATAAAATTTGGTTGATTTTTTCCCATTCGTTCATTGTGATACGAGCATCTTGGATATTACCTGTAGCTCCACCACTTGATTGGTGTAACATTGTTTTCGAAAACCTTAAAGAACTTCTCATACCTTTTGTTCCTGCTCCCAATAATACAGAACCCATTGATGCTGCCATACCTGTATTAATTGTGGCAATTGGGTTTGGGATGTACTGCATAACATCAACCATTGAAAGTCCTGACTTTACGGAACCACCAGGTGAGTCAATATGCATTGTAATTGGTTTTTTAGAATCTTGTTGGGAAAGGAAAAGAAGTTGGGCTTGGACGATAGTGGACATTCTATCATTAACGGGACCTGCAACCCAAAGTAAACGGTCCATCATTAATCGGTCAAATACGGACATAACCGCCACATTCATTTGACGTTCTTCAATAACCGCAGGGGTCATACTATTTTGTACCATAGGAAGTTTCGACATGAAACTTTCATAAGAGTGTAATGTGTGAGAACCAATTCCTTGGTCTTTAATTGCAAATTTTTCGAATTCGTTATACATGTTTATGAATTTTGTTTAGATAAAGATATTTATAATAAAATTAGCAGTCAATCTGCGAAAAATGAAAAATAGCATATTTATATAAAAAAGATAACAAACATTAAAAATACACAACTATGGCAGATTTATTAATGCGAATGCCCGTTCCTTATGAACCAAAAAAGCAGAATCGTTTTATCCTTAGATTCCCTTCACCTCTTGGAATTCAAGAGTGGTTCGTAAAAACAGCATCAAGACCTAAGATTTCTCAAGAAGAAACTGAAATTCAGTTCCTTAATACATCGACTTGGGTAATTGGTCGTTTTACGTGGGATACTATCGATGTAACGTTCCGTGACCCGATTGGTCCTTCTGCGGCACAAGCTTTGATGGAGTGGGTTCGTCTTCACTCGGAATCTGTAACAGGTCGTCAAGGTTATGCAGCTGGTTACAAGAAAGATATTGAATTAGAACTTCTTGACCCAACTGGTGTTGTAATCGAAAAATGGATTCTTCAAGGTACAATGTTAACAAACGTTGACTTTGGTTCATTAGATTACTCAACTTCTGATATCGCAGAAATTACAGGTACGCTCAGATTTGACCGTGCGGTGCACGTCTTTTGATGTAAAACTCTATCAAACATTCACTTTCAATCCTCCTTGTGTATATTTATATTATAAGGAGGATTTTTTATGCAACATATTTGTAAAATTTGTAATCAAGAATTAAAAAACGCACAAAGTTTGTCAGCACATTGTAGAACTAAACATAAGATGACATCGGAAGCTGTTTATATCGAATATTTTTTAAATGATATTCCACCTACATGTGCTTGTGGGTGTGGGGAAAAACCAAATTATTTAGGTATTTATAAGGGTTTTGTTAAATACATTCAAGGTCATTCATCTCGTGTTCATAATAATTGGGGGCATAATTTAGAAGCCAATAAAAAATCACATGAAACTCAAAAAAAGATGTACGAAAGTGGCAAACTTGTTGTATGGAATAAGGGGTTAACCGTTGATACTGATGAAAGAGTTAAGAAATATGGAATAACAATCAGTAAGTATAAAAAAACTGAAGATCATAAAAGAAAAATCATAGAAACCCAAAGAAAAAATTGGATTGAAAATTATGGTGAATTAGTACTTAAAACATCTAAAAAATCAAAGGAGTATTGGTCTTTACAAGAAAACCGTGATTTAAAAAGGGCTTCTCAAATTTCTTATTTAAAAGAAAGATTATCAACCAATAAGTCTAAATTAGAACAACAATTTGAAGATATTATGAAAGAAGTCGGAGTTCAATTTTTAAATCAATTCCCCCTTGATGGTTATTTGTTTGATTTTTATATCCCCAAGCATAATATCTTAATTGAGGTCGATGGTGATTGGTTTCATTGTAACCCCGATGTTCATCCCAAACCAATTTATGAAACACAAAAAGTTACACTTCAAAACGACGAAAGAAAAAATAAAATTGTGAAAGATAATAATATAACTCTTCTAAGATTTTGGGAAAATGATATAAATAATAACCCCGAAACGATAAAAACAGAATTATCGAGATATTTATAACAAAAGAAAAAACTATCAAAATCCTCACTCAAAAGGTGGGGATTTTTTTATACTCGATTGATATTTATAAAGAAATGAAAAACTTAATTCGTAAAATATTAAAAGAATCTGAAGATGAGTTTGAATGGGCTAAGGGTCTCGATGTTGATGCTGCCGAAAAAGAAATTTATAAACCATTTAAGGATATTGCATACGAATGGGATGTTGACGCTAGAGCAATCTATGATACACTTATAGAATTCGGGGTTAGACAACCTAGTCAGTTAAAAGAAATTGGTGAACTTCTATATGGTGAGTTTGACGGTGTTTATGATAGGGGAAAAGATGTTGGTTATGACCACGGTAGGGATGATTGTACTTGTGATGGGTGTTGTGATGAATATGTTTATTATGATGATCACCGACAACAGGTTGATGATGCGGAAAACGAAGGGTATGAAAGAGGCTATGAAACTGGTGTTTCTGATGCGAAAGGTGAATCTGAAGATAGAATTCAAGAATTAGAAGGTCAAATACAAGAATTACAATCAACAATTGAAGAACTTAGATCTAGAAGTGAGGGATAAAATTCGTAAAATATTAAAGGAAAATGATTTTGAATGGATTTCGGAACTAGATTCTGACTTACCTTTTGAGGTGTCATCAACACCAACAAATAGACCAAAAAAATCAAATTATTTCAAAATTAAAACTCTATGGAGTTATGGTGATTTATCATTAAGAGAAGAATTCGAATTTAATCCTGATAGACCAACATCTTTTGAATGGTTTAAAAATGTTTGTAGGTTTTACAACAAACTATTAGGTTCAAGAGCTGAAAGATGGAGAGATGTCTCTGATTTAGCCAAAAGTATCGGTTTAGGTTTGGGTTCATACGATGATGAAGAAATCTACGGTACACCAAAAGATATGTCTGACTATGTTGTTGGTACTGATTATCCAGCTTGGTTAGATGAGGTTGACATATATTATTACGATAAAGGTGGGGTTGAATATCCCGTTAATTTAAAGGATTAATGAAAGATTTAATTAATGAAAATATTAAAAGAAAACGATGATTTGGGGTGGGCTAATGATCTTGTCAAAGGTCAAGAACTACCTTTCAAGATATTAGGTCCAATAAAACCACCACCATTGAAGAGAAATATATTTGTCATAAAATCCGAATGGATGTCAAGCTTCTTCCCATGAAAGATTTTCTTTTAATATTTCTATTTCATATCCATATTTATTAACTATGATCTAATTTTTGTAATTTGATATAACCTTCTTCACCACCAAATTTTATTCTAGGTTCAAAATGTTGAATGCCATCAAATTCGATACAAGTGTTATATTCAAGTAAATAAAAATCAAAAGATAGTGGTTTTATGTTTTTACAATCTGGAAATCTGTGTTGTTTTATAAATTTAATATTATTTTCTTCTAATAATTTTTGAATTCTATCCTCCCCTTTAGATTGTCCACAAGATGGACATCCACTACCCCTTAAATGGTTATTTGGTGTGGTAGTAAATTCACCATGATTTTTACAAATGATTTTTATTTTTGTTTTTCCGACCATCATCATCTTCTTCTTCATCTTTACCTTCTTCAAGTAAAAGACTCTTAGATTTAGTAGTTCCATACGATTTACCATAACCCCAACCGTAGGTTCTTTCTTCTTTTGGGTTTTCGTACCTGTTTTCACCCAAACTCTCAACAATTTTAAGTCCAAGTTCATAACCGTTTTGAACATCATCTACGATAACGTATTCAGCGTCAGTATGGTATCTATAATATCCAGCCGCCAAGTTTAAACAAGCTATGTTAAACTTTTCCATGATTTGCCATACGTCAGTATATGGGTGATAAGCCCAATCTTTAATACCGTGTTCAGTAATTAACCCTGAAACCTTGTTAGCAAATTCACTCTTTTGGTTGAATAAGTATCTACCCATTAAAGTCAAACTCATAGAGTTACCTTGAGGGGAGTCGTATTGAATAGCGTAACCTACATTCTTGAAGAATTCAGGGTCAGCATACATCGATCCTTTACAACCAATTTCTTCGGAAACGAATAAAGCGATTTTTACATTTGGCAATGTATCCAACATTTCTAGTGCCAAATAAACACCACATTTGTCGTCACCACCAATACCAGAATCTCTTTTAGTTACACCGTCTATACCACGTAGAATAACCTTACCATCTTTTTCTTCTTGAACAACAGTTAAGTTTTTGTTTACCTTATGTACGGTATCGGTGTGGGCGATAAAACAAGGGAACCATTCAGCCTCACCCTTAGTTGCGTATATGTTACCATGTTCATCAACATAGTGGTCATAACCCTTTTCAGTTAAAACATTTTTTAGATACTCAATCATCAACCCCTCATTACGAGAATAAGTAGGAACAGAGAGAACTTCTTTCAAACGATTAAGTTTATCTTCAGTCATTTTCATATTATTTAAGTTTAATTATATAAAGATAGGGATAATTTCTGATAAAGCCAAATTTATCAGAGAAAAAAATAAAAATAGTGTATTTATTAGCAGAACCTTTACTATTAGAGGTAGAGTTTTATGATTAATAAGAATAACAAAATTAAAAAAAGTTTTTAAATATGTCAAATAAAAATCAAACTCAAGAAGTACAATTTCAAATTCCTTTTGATGTAATTCCATTACCATCTAAGGGTCTTCTTTACCCAGGTCAAGAAGGTACTGTTAAAGTTGAGTATATGACAGCAATGGACGAAAACGTCCTTACATCACCTAACTTAATTAAAAGTGGTAAAGTTCTCGACATGTTGATGGAGAGAAAAGTTAAACAATCTCCAGTACCTATCGAAAAACTATTGGTTGGTGATAGAAATGCTATCATGATTTGGTTACGTGCTACAGGTTATGGTGAAATGTACCCTGTTAAATTAAATGATCCAACAAGTGGTGTTGAATTCGAAACAGAAATCGATTTAACCACACTTAAAACTAAAGAACTACCTGAAGGTGTCGAACCCGATGAAAAAGGTGAGTTCTCTTTTACATTACCAAAATCTAAAAAGAAAATTAAATTTACTCTTTTAACGGTTGGTGATGAAAAGACCATTCTTTCGAGAGCGGAAAAATATGAGAAAGCAACAAAATCACAAATTTCAAACGCTTTAACATATAGATTACAGGCACAAATTAAAGAAATTGACGGTAATAGAGATATTAACTTTATTCAACAGTTTGTTAATGTAATGCCAGCATTCGATTCTCTAAAGTTTAGAGAATATTCGGACTCAATTGAACCAGGTATTGATATGTCGGTCGAGGTGGAGGGGCCGACAGGCACATTTCAAGCTCCAATTACCCTCGGACTCAACTTTTTTTGGCCTAACGTCAGAGTATAATCTAGGTCTCCGTAAAGAGATTTGGTACTTTGTTAAACATATGAACTTCTCATATGAAGCAACAATGAGTCTTCCTGTATGGGAAAGAAGAATTTATCTAGACTTATGGCAAAAAGAACTAGAAGAACAGAAAAAAGAATACGATAAGATTAAATCTAAAAAAAGATAAATGGGACATTTTTAAGTCCCATTTTTCTTTTGATGATATTTATTTATAAAGAAACTGCAATGGATACTAAAATATATAAGTTTAACCCACCATTAGTGGCCGATTTTAGAACAAAAGATGGTTCTAAATTATTTAAAAGGGTGTTAACCCAAATAGATAAACTTTATCCAGGTATACTATGGAGTGATATCCCTTTATCTAAAACTATTAAGGATAATAAATTATATAATGATGATATTACTGTTTATAATTTTGTTATTTGGAGAGATGGGGAAGGTAATTTAATTATGGACTATAATTTAGATATGAGACCTGGAGGTAATCCATATATTCGTTATAGCGGGGAAGATAACTCTTCTTCTGGTACTGAAAGTGGTTGGGGTTTGATTTATTCTTCAAATTTAACTGATAAAGTTATCGATTCTATGTTTGAGGGGTATATTAAAAAAATCATAAAAGAATCTTTGTTAAACGAGGCTGACGTTGACGTTAGAAAATTACCTTCTATGAAAAATAAAGAAGGTGGGGCTACAGCCGGACGGC